TTCCTGATACAACTGTGCCGCTTGCGCCGCCATCAGTTAAAACCATTGTGCCTGCGCTAGTGCTGTTAACGTAAAAACCGATCAGTTGGCATGGGCCTGTCGAAACCGCCCCTGTTGCCGTCATGTTTTTGTAAGCACCGACTTCTGCTACTGGCTGGCTCATATTCTGACCTTTCTAGGTTGTTGAATTTCGTATTCCCACAACTCATCTAATGTGATGGTCTGCAGGGTTTTGCCTTTAGGTGGCGGCTTATCACGTTCATCTTGGCGGTATGCCACCGCTAACATTCTAAACGCATCTGCGGGGTGAGAACACCAATCATGGCGGGGTGTTTGACGAAAAGTTTTTTTGTCTTCATCGTATTCACGTTGGTATTGGCGCAAAGCTTCTATTCCCTCATCGCAAATCGGGTCAAAGTAACAGCGGGGCAATATCATCCTTACGGCTTGAATACCGTCTTGAACACCAATCTCAGGCACGATAGCTAGTTTACTCATGCCTCCAAGATGTAACGCCAATTGCTCCACTATGGATTTACCACCGCTTGCCAAGGTTTTAGCTCTTGCATCATGCGGTAAGAAGTGCTTTGTGTATCGGTAGCCCTTGTCAACGACCACCCGTGCTATGTCTTCAATACTTGCGCCTGAGACAGCGTAGTAGTCCATTACGTGTATCTCGCCTCTAACGACTTGATACCACCAAATAGCTGTGTCGTCCCTGTACCCCAAGTCCCAAGCGGTAAAAACAGGCATTTCAGGGTCAAACTTAAGCTCACGAATGCGCCCATCATGGTCAACTTGCCGCATTTCTTGGCCGTAAAACGCACCCAAGATGGCGGCATCAAAGCTGCATTCGTACTCTTGGTCGTATTGATCTTGGCTTAGTTGCTGTTTGGCGGCTTGTAATTCTGTGTTTGGCAAAAGCTTGGAAACACTAGCAGGCAGGCGCAGCAAAAACCAATCAGGCGTGTTTTGGCTTACACGGTAAATGTCATGGAATTGGTTTTTGCCTTTAGGCGTGCCGCCAAACACCGCCCAACCCAACCTGTCGGACAAAGTGGGGCGAATGACGTTTCCCCAAACGCTAGGCTTAAAGTCGCCGTATTCATCAAGATAAACACCGTTAAAGCCTAACCCGCGCATTGCGTCTGCGTTGTCTGAGCCAAACAGCATGATCTTTGCACCGTTGATTAGCTCCACCATTAGGTCGGCTTCATTGGTGTTTTTGGTGATTGGTGCTGCGTAGTGCTTTAGGTAATCCCAGGCTACGCGCTTGGCTTGGCTTCTAAATGGCGCTATGTAGGCGTATTGGGCAATCCTATTGCCTTCAATAATGGCACGTTTGATTAGGTCGTTAATGGCGGCTACGGTTTTACCTGCCCTTCGATGTGCCACTAAGCACGCCCAACGCTCCGTTCTTAGATGAAAAGGCATAAATGCGCTTCTCGGCGCATAAGGAATGATTACTTCACGGCTTCCCACTTAACCACCAAGTCTTGACCATCTGCGCCTGTGATTTCCTGTTTTACGGTTTCGGCCCACTTTAGCTGGGTCTTAGTCCACCAAATCAGGGCCGTTGTATCGCCGCTGGTGGCCTTGCTGAATAGCGTTTTGGCTATCTGACCGTTGGCTTTGGCCTTACCCAAATCAAGCTCAGCACGGTAATACTTACGCAGGGTCTTGTCGTCTATGCCAACCAATACGGCTATTTGCTCATGGGGCAAGCCTAACCCGCTGGTGCTTTCGACCAGTTTTTTGGTTTCTTCGGTTGGCTTATGAGCCTCTTGGGGAATAATTGGCATTTTATATAGGGGAACTCGGTCAAATTTAAGCAGTTTCTGTCGTTTCTGTCAAAAGAACGGCTTTTTTGCCCGTAAAGTCTTCCCACCGCTTAACGATTACATCGCAGTATTTTGGGTCTAGTTCCATTAGCCTAGCATAACGTCCGTGCTTCTCTGCAGCCAACATTGTTGTACCACTTCCACCAAATGAATCCAAAACAATGTCGCCGCCTTTGGTGTTATTAAGCATTTGGTACTCAAACAGGGCCACGGGCTTCATAGTTGGGTGTTCACCGTTACGGCTTGGTTTGTCAAACTCCAATACGGTGCTTTGCTTTCGGTCTGCTGCCCATAAGTGACCAGCACCTTCTTTCCATCCATATAAACAGGGTTCGTGCTTCCAATGGTAATCCTGCCGCCCCATCACTATTGTTGACTTCTTCCATATAAGGCATTGACGAACTTTCCAACCAGCATCATGTGCTGCGCCACGGAAGTTATAGCCTTCAGAATCAGCATGCCATATATAGAACACAGCACCTGGTTTCATTACCAAGTCTGCCGTAACGTAAGAATCACGTAAGAATTGGCGAAATTGGTCATCGCCCATACTGTCATTTTGTATTTTCAAGGCATCTTTGGTCTTGCCTTCATAAGCCACGTTATATGGTGGATCGGTTAACCACATATCCACAAGTTGTCCATCGCATAGCTTTTCCATGTCGGTCAGGCTACATGAATCGCCACACATTAGCCTGTGATTGCCCAACTGGTAAATGTTGCCTAGCTTGGTCTTAGGCTCTTCAGGCACGTCAGGGACAGCATCTTCGTCCGTTAGCCCCTCTACCACTTCAGGCTCGAGCAAAGCGTCTAACTCTTTTGGGTCAAAGCCCAATATTTCTAGCGCAAAGCCATCTGCCAACAAGTCGTTAAGCTCTATGGTCAGCATTTCATTGTCCCACCCTGCGTTTAGCGCCAGGCGGTTGTCGGCAATGATGTAGGCTTTCTTTTGGGTTTCGGTTAGGTCTGCAAGCTCTATGGTTGGCACTTCTGTATAGCCTAGCTTACGTGCAGCCATAAGGCGGCCATGCCCCGCAATAATGCCGTTTGAGCCGTCTATCAGTATTGGGTTAGTCCAACCAAATTCCTTAATGCTTGCCGCTATTTGAGCTACTTGCTCATCGCTATGGGTGCGGCTGTTTTTTATATAAGGGATTAGTTCTGTAACCTTCTTTTGGGTAATTTTCAATCGGTCAATTCTTTCATTTTGATAAGCCCGTTTAGCATTCTAGACTTGGTGTTGAACCATTGCTTGCTGAAGTCGCAATTATTGTAGTGGTCGAACTCAGGAATGCCTAGGGTGTAATGGGCTATCTTGGCGTTAGGGTTTTGTTCTTCCCCTACTAGTACGTTCCATTCTTTCGGTAACTCACCGATTTGCGTATCGGTAAGCCAACCGAATCGGTGCAGGAATGTGCCATCGTTTGCGTTTACATATTCAGGTGTCAACACTTTGTTCATTGGGTTGGCGCAATTCCATAGAATCAGGCTTGACCAATTCTTTCTAGGGTAGTTCCTATTGGCGGCTTCCATAGGTGTCCCTATGTACTTTTTAGGGTGTTTGGTTACGTAGTTATGTTTGACCACCTGCACAGCTTTTGTAGGGTCGAACAGGTCATTCAGGTCTTTAATGTTAGCAAGCATTAACATATCGCTTGCATCCATGAAGATGGCTTTGCCTTTGAAGTTTGTAAAGTAAGGCACTAGGAAACGCTGATAGATAAATGCGTTTGTACCGTCCCTTTGGCTTCCGTAGAAAGGCGTAATGGCTACAGGCTCTGATGTGCGCTCTATCAAGGATTGGCAAAACACATGGAAGCCTACGGCCTCTCTTGGGTCGTAGCCTGCAAATATCCGAATCATTTAAGGGTTAGCTTGTATAGCGTACTATCAATAAGTGCGGCTATTTCATCAATGATGTTCTGCAGTTCGGATTCTTTGGGCATGGCCTTGCGGTTTTTCTCAACGTAATCTTTTAAGCTTTCCAAGTAACGCACAGGGTCTTTGGCATTGTGGAAGTTTTCGGGAAATGTTTTGATTTTTTCGTAACAGCCTGCGTAGGCTTCGGCAAAATCATCAGTTCGCTCAATAATTTCTTTATAAAACGCGCCCAATGCCATATGCACGGCAAATGAATCGGTTGCTAGGTGCATGAAATGCGTAATTGTTCCTGAGTGCAGTAATGTGCTGATGAAGTCAGCTACGTCTTTTTGGTTTGGGTCTTTTTCGTAAGCCATAACATCCCTTTAAAAATGGGGGGCGTGCTGCCCCCCCTAAGACAACTGCAACACTATTCTACACGGGTAAAGGCACATCAGCAGGCCATAGCCCACGCTTGCATAGTAAAAATACTGTGGCTCTATGGGCGTTGTTCCACATTATTTGACGTTCTAGCTTGTTTAAGTCTTTGCCTTGGTCAATCTCATAGTGGCAATTTAGGCATAGCGCAGCAACTAAATTGTCGTCAGCCTTTACACCTTTGCCCTTGCCGCCACCCCAATTGCTATGTGCCGCCTGCACCATATGCTCTGCACCGCAATGTTGGCAGGGCAATTCAGTCACTATCTTAAGCAGTTTTCTGCTCCGAACATATTGGTGCTTGGGAATCATTGGTGGGATTTGTCTTGCATACGGTTATTGGCTTGTTGGGTGCGCCAAATCTCTACGTCTAACCTTGCCGCCTCAATTTCCCACCGCAAGGTTTCTTCCTGTTCTATTGCCACAGCCAAGCCTTTGAGAAGCTGTTGATAACTTGGATCGGCATAGGCTTCACGTTCCTGTGCGTTAGCGGCTTCATAGCCCATTGTTAGGGCTTCTTTCATAAGCAGGGCTTTCTTGGATTTCCTAAATTCTTCAAGATACACCCGCTGCGCTTTGGCTGCGCCGTAGATAGGGGCTTTGTCCCGAATGTCTTGGGTCTTCTGTTCAATCATTTGTAGTCTTCTTGCGCCATATGGCAAAAAATAGAACATTCAATGTTTTGCTCAGTTGGGTAATCTCCAACATTTGATGGCAACTCATCTAAGTAAACACGTTCACCTTTTGATTTGCTTATGGTCGCACCAATTGATCGTTCTAGTTTTGCCATGCGCTCAAAATGATCAGGGAAATCCACCCGTATTTTGTTCCAATATCCAGCCCCCCCCTTAACGCACCCAATGCAATTGTTGTTGTGATAGCCCAAACGGTACATTGCAGGCAGTTCAATGTTTGCGTTTTGAAGCATTGCAAGACAATCTTCTTTTGACAATCCTTTGTCTATCAATGGAGTCCAAATGTCAACATCATTGTTTGCGTCAATAAACCTGTCTAATCGGTGTTGTTCTTCAGCCGTATAGCCAAATACTTGTCTGTCTGTTGACTGCTCAAATTTTTGTCTCACTTCTTTTTTTAGAAATCTTGTGCAAGGCGCACCAGCTACGCCAACAATGTATCGACTTTTTTCAAACACATTAAAAATGCTGCTTTGATATTTTTCGTTTCTTAAAATCTGTATTTCCTGACCAAACCATTTTTCGCATTCAGCAAGAAATCGTTTGTTGTCGGGGTGTTCTTCTAAAACTTCGGTGTAAGCAATGATTAAAGACAGCTTACCTGCGTTTTCAGCAATGGCAAGTTTTGTTGCAACTGCGCTTGCGGCTCCGCAGCTAAACCAACAGACAATCCTCATTTAATCACCCCTAATGCTCTTAAAGCCGCTTCAGGGCCATCCACCACCGCCAATGTGCCGCCGTTCCATGCTCCGTGCCACTTAAGTTGGTCTTCAGTAAGTTTGCGTTGGGACGGGGGTTTATGACCGTCTTTGACTTCCATAAGCAATGTGGTTTGCCTATAACCCACCAGTAGGTCAGGAACGCCTTTACCCACACCCGCCAATGATTGAACCGTAGCTCCAGCGGCACGTAACGCCTCGACCACCTGGACATGGTTGGCATCAACCTTCGCCGCCCTCATGCCTGACCCTGTTCATGCGCTCCCGCAGGTCTTGCAGGGCTAATTCCCCACGCGACCTTGCTATTTCTGATGATATTTTCTGCCACCAACTTCGTGCTTGGCTGCCTTTTTCTTGAAATCTCCGAATCCACTCCCTTGCTTCGCAATCCTTGAAATGCTCCATCTGTTCCTGCGTCACCTGTTAGCTCCAATGCCTGTAATACGATTTGTGGGGGGTAATTTGTACCATCTTTTACTTTGTCTAGGATGGCATGGGCTTGGTAAAAGTTCATGCTTTTAATGCCTCTCGCCAAGATTTTTTTTGCACCAAGCTCAAATGTTCGCCCTTTTCCTCACGGGCCTTTAACTTGTAAGCCCATGCTTTTGCGTCAGGCTTTGGCATGGCGTGAAATTTTTGTATCGCTGCGGCCTTCTCATCGGGCGTATAAGCCGTTTTTTCTTGGGGTCTAGGGGGTAGGTAGCCCCCAACACCCGAAACGCTTTTAAAGGTCGGTAAAGTGCCCATTACGACTTTGCTTTTTAGCCATTCCGTAATTTTGGGCCATTGATGCGGTTCTGCCCATGCATGATGGGTGCATAGCTTGCTGCCCTTGTCCACCGTCCATTCCATCGGGCATTCAAATGCACCGCAAAGTAGGTCAATTCGGTCAGGCACTTGCGCCTGTTCGTGCTTTTGTTTTGCTTCAAAGTAGCTCATGTTTGCTCCTGGTGGTATGCACCCTCGACAATTCGGGGGAATTTGCTTGCTGTGAAAAGAAACTCAAAGTTGGCTTTCCAATCTTTTGATCTGCCTGTCAAAAACTTAGATTTGCCAACATGGACAAAAAACCAATCAAAAAACTCTAACCCTCTTTCCCTGTCCAGCTTGTCGGCAGAAACCACATCCCGCCATCTTGCCGCCACTAACCGCTTTCGGGAATCGCTAACCACAGTCACCCGTGGAAGCATTGGTAAGCGGCTGTTGTACAGGTCAACAATTTCAGAAATTGGGGCTGATGGCGTTTTCTCGCTAGGCGAGACAACAAGAGACGTAGTCTCTGTATTTATTGGTTCTTGGTTAATGGTTATTGGTTCTTGGTTCTTGGTTGGTTGAACGTCCGTTGAACGGGCGTTGAACCTGCGTTCAGCGGATGCTTTACCAGCCTTGGACGCCTGTTCAATCTTAGAGTGGAAATGGGCTATTTCCTTGTCTGCTCTGCTGTTCACAAAGCCATCAGGTGTTGACAAAAAAAACTCATCCAACACGCTAAAAACTTCAGCCTCAAATTCCCTCATGCCAATTTGCCTAGCAATGTCGTGAACTTTTATGGGTTTTTCGTGAAGATAGTAGAAGTCTAGAAGTCTTCTGTAAGCGGCATCTTCGATGACGGTCAAATGCCGTGTGTGGGACGCATAGTCCCCTATGTTGAATTGATAGTAATGCAAAATTTTTCCCAAAACCGTCCCACACAAAAAGAAACGGACGGCAGGCGGGTGGGCGCGCTTTTCGGCAGGGTAGCTACCCCCCACCTAGCCGTGTTTCAAACTCAAATACTAAACCATTCAGGTTTCAAAATCTTTAATTGCCAAACCCTGGCTTGTGGCAAGCTGTCGCCCCATTGGTACACAGCGGCCCTTTTAATGCCAAGCAAAGCCGCAAGCGCCGTAACGCCACCAGCTAGTTGAATTGCTTTTTCTTTTTCCATGCCGTTATTGTAAGCTAGATTGACAAAAAAGCCACAATTAGGGTTTGTCCTAATAAAAAAGTCTTGCAATACCGTAAAGCTGGCTTATACTTCACCCATGCCCTGAACTTCTCGGGGTCTTTTTAGGAGTAAGCAGATGGAACACCAATACAACGATGGAGGCCGAGAGGCCGCAGGCTACAAAGGCACAGCAGGTGACTGCGTGGCTCGTTCAATTGCAATTGCCTCTGGCCTGCCATACGCAGAGGTCTATGCGGCCCTTGCCAAAGGCATGGGGAGTCAAAGGGCAGGCAAGCGTGGCAAGCGCTCCGCATCCGCCCGTAGAGGCATCAGCGTGACGCGCAAGTGGTTCAAGGACTACATGGCCTCGATTGGTTTTGTGTGGACGCCTACGATGGGTATCGGCACAGGTTGTAAGGTTCATTTGCACGACGGCGAATTGCCAATGGGTAACTTGGTGGTGTCGGTTAGCAAGCATTACACCGCTGTGATTGATGGCGTGATAAACGACACATGGAACCCTCAGAGAGAGACCTACGAGGTAAACGCAGACGGCACAAGACACGTCTCCCGCAGGTGCGTCTATGGATACTGGTCAAAGCAATAAATCAACCCACGGGGCTTCGGCCCCATATTTAGGAGTACACCATGTTCGAAATTCAAGGCCCTTTCCCAAATCAAAAGAAACGCAAGGTTGACCGCATCATCACTTGTCTCACGCTCGTAGCGCTTGTCATTGTTGCCCTAGACCTTTGGTTGTGGAGGCCGTAATGATGACCGCCAATGAAGTAGTAGCCAACATTGCAGCCACGGCTGACCGTATGTATGCAGGGCAACCTGCTGTTGACCGCCTGGCTTATCAAGTCGGAATGCTGGAGTCCAAAGTACGTGAATACGTTTACCTTTTGGACAGCATGAAGCAGGAAATTCAAGACGTTATAGAAATATTGGAGGATTGATGAGAGTGATTACCTACTCAATCTTGTGCTGGATGGCCGTAATCACCACAGGTTGCTCTAACTTTCAGCCGCCCAAGCCGCCTGACCAAGAGCTAATTGTGGATGCCCGTGTTCAACCAATGGGACGCAATGAAGTTATAGACGCTGTTCGCCAATGCGAAACGTCAGGCTTACGTGCTATCCCTTTGTATGCCAAACGCCGTATCGGTGGCTATTCGGTGGAAACCGTAATAGAAGTCACTTGCGGCCCTAAATACGTTTACTAATGAGCCAACAACAATTTTACGAAACCAAACAACTGCAGGAACTTTATGAACAAGATTGCAACAGCGTTAGTCAAAGCCCAAAATCAGTTTGGGCCAGCCCTCAAGAGCAATACCAATCCGCACTTCAGAAGCAAGTATGCCGACCTATCTGCTTGTGTGGAGGCAGTAATAGATGCCCTCAATGCAAATGGTATTTTTATGATGCAGCAAACCGCAGAATCTTCTGATGGCGTGATTGTGGAAACACTATTTCTGCATGAGTCGGGCGAAAGTCTGCGTAGCGGCAGGCTCCATGTCCCTGCTGCTAAACAAGACCCGCAGGGCTACGGCTCGGCTCTTACCTATGCTAGGCGCTACAGCCTGATGGCGGCTTGTGGTATCGCGCCTGAAGATGATGACGGTAATGCCGCCAGTCGTAAGCAGGAGCCAAAGATTAGCGCACAACTGATGGCTGACCACTTGGCAGCAATAGACGCTACAACCAACAAAGAGGAGTTGCAAACCGCCTATGCCGCCGCCTATGAAGCCTGTAATGGCGACCAAACATGGCAATCACGGGTGATGGCTGCTAAAGCTGCACGTATCAAAAAAGCAAAGGAGCAATAAATGATAGAAATGATAGAACAACGTACAGACGAATGGTTTGCCGCACGATTGGGCAAAGTCACGGCCTCTAGGGTGGCTGACGTAATTGCCAAAACAAAGACTGGTTACAGCGCCAGCAGGGAAAGTTACATGGCCCAATTGCTTGAAGAACGCATGACGGGAAAACCCGCCAATTCTTTTTTCAACGCTGATATGCAATGGGGCATAGACCAAGAACCGTTTGCTAGGGGTGAATATGAGCGTGTTAAGGGCGTTTTAGTGGAAGAAGTAGGGTTTGTGCCTCACCCCAACATTCCGATGGCAGGGGCAAGTCCTGACGGGTTTGTGGGGGTCAATGGCCTCATAGAGATCAAATGCCCCAAGACAACCACAATGATTGAAACTCTGTTTAACAATAAATGCCCACAGAGGTACTTCACCCAAATTCAATTCCAGTTGGCTTGCACGGACAGGGTGTTTTGCGACTACGTGGTGTTTGACCCCCGTATGCCTAAAAACCTTCAACTGTTTGTCAAACGGATTGAACGTGATGAAGACTATATTGCACAGATTGAAGAAGAAGTAGAAATTTTCCTCAATGAAATCGAAACCAAAGTTAATTTTCTCCACGCACTAGGAAACAAAAATGTCTAAGCTCAAAAAAGAAATCAGTTGCATCGTAGGTCAGTACACCAATGCCCAAGGCGCATCCAAAAACCGCTACCAACGTATTGGCTCAATCATTGAAACAAAGAACGGCGATATGCTGAAGCTGGACGTTATTCCGCTTAAAGATGGCGGGTGGGACGGTTGGGCTTACCTGAACGACCCTAAACCAAAAGACTTGGGGTTTGATGATGAGTTTTGAACACATTAGGGCGCGTAGCAGCGACCCCATCACATCATTCATGGCGGCTGACGCTGCCCCTAAATTTACCAACAAGCACGTTAATACGATTTTGGAGTGTTTGGCAAAGCACGGGCCGTTGGGCAAAGACGGTATTTCCAAATTAACAGGGCTTGATGGCGTACAGATTTCTAGGCGTTTGCCTGAGTTGCAAAAAGACGGATTGATTCTGCTTACAGGTAAAACCGTTAAATCCAATACAGGCAACCAAGAACGTGAATGGCGTTTGGCAATACCATGAGCTACATCATCGCCCCCCTACCGCCTTTGAAATGCTTTGTTAGACGGGAATTTTTGTACAACCACACCAAAGGTCATGGTGAATTAGAACCTGCCATTTGGGTAAGTCTTAAAGCATTGCGGGGGCAGGTGTTTCGCATTGAATCCCTACTACCTGCTTACGGGGCTTTGTACGACAAACTACCTATACACGCCTACGTTTGGAAAACAGAACATGGTGATTTGCCTGTTGACACACTTCAGCTTTGGGATTGCATGGGCTACCGCTTTACCATTTGCGAAAAGATTGGCCTCCGCAATTTAGGCGTAAAGTTTTTAGGCAAAGACAAAGAATGGCACTTTGGTCGCTACTTGTTTACTGTGGACTTCTGCGCTGATGGTATGGATTTGGACACAGGGTTTACCGAACAAGCAGAAGAACACAAGTCGTTTAATTGGATTGCACTAGAAAACGGTCAGTTTGCTTGCCAACCCAACAATCGGTGTTTGTGGTATGACCAAAGCCTAATTCCTGCAGAGACAAAGTTTCCTGATTTTCAAGCGGCTCAAACCTTTTACACGGTTGATGGCACACGCAAGTGGTCTGCAGGGGACGATTGGTTTTACGACTTAAAAGAAAAGAATGCTTGAAATCTTTTTACTTTTGTTGCTAGGCGGTGCGGTACTGGTGTTGGCGGTGCTTGTCGCCATTCACATTCTTAAAGACTAAGAAACATGGCGCGTTCGTCAATGCGCCTGTTTTGAAGCCCTTTAAGAATCTTGCCACCTGCCATGCAATATTTGAGTAGCTCATCTGCTGAGCCTGCCATATCGCCACGCAGGGCTTTTTGACGTAGCGTAGATCGTTGAAGTGTGCCTAGCCCTACATTGAACGAAAACGACACAAGAGCATCAAACTGCCCTTGGGTTAGAGGTACAGGTACAAACTTTTCTACGCCAAGCTCAAACCGCTGTAAGTCAGCAGCAAGTATGGCATCCACTTCTTCCATAGAAAACTTGCGGTTGTCTTCAGGGCGCAGGGGGTAGGCATCACGGTCTTCTATCTTTAGTTTGCCCTGTTCAGGGTAAAGCACATGGCCCACGCCGATAGTCCACAACTTTGCGGGGCAGCGGTACGGGGTGAGCCTTAAGCCCTCATGGTGCTTAATGACCTTCAGGGCTTTGGCGCTGACATTCATTTGCCAAACGCTCTGCCACCAAAGTGAAACGCTATGATGGACGCAAACAGGGTTTGGGTTTCGTTATCCCAAAGCTGCTCTGCCAACTTTTCAAAAGATACGTTTGAACTGATACCATGCCATGCTAGGGTCAGGTCGATTGCGACAAGGAGAAAAAAGAAGCCGTAGGTAATCACGGGCCTTACTGACGCTCTTAAATTGTGCATCCATTGGCTAGTCCCTTCATTCAGACTGGTGTCATGGGCGTAGATAGCTTGCATTTCCGCTTGTTGTGCGCCGATTAGAGCCGTTTTTTCTGACGATTTTGTTTCAATCTCAAGCTGCTCAGTCTTGATGTGTTCAATGCGTTCCTGTGCTTCAAAACCAGCTTTCCGCATTTCTAGCTCACGCTGAATCTGCATTTGGGCCAAGGCAAGCTCATGCTTTTTGTCAGCACGGTCTTGGAATGCCTCTAACAGCTTGGGCAAGCCGCCCATCAAAAACGAAACAATGGTTGAAAGTAAAGTAATCATTTAGGTTTCTCGCAGGTGTGTTTGGCACGTTCTTCAAGTATTGCAATGGACTGCCTGTTGTAATGGATTTGGTCACGGTTAAGTTGAATTTCTTTTTCCAAATCTTGGCGTAGTTTTTCACGGGCAAGTTCGGCCCCGCTATTGGGTGCTTGCCTGTTGTCAGATGTAACCACCAAACTAATCTTGCTGTTCAGAATGGTCACTTCATGCGCTAAGTTGGATAGCGCAGACATTAAATAAACTACACAGCTAAAAAGCAAAGGCAAAATTGCAAACGTGATTTTTTCAATCAAGGCGCTTTTTGCGGATTCTTCAGCCATTTACAGCCCCAATAGTTTTTTCACAAACTCTGCAGCCACGCCAGGCCCAAGCAGCACTACGGCAATCACTACGTAAAGCAGGTACTCAATCTTGGCCATGCGTTTAGAGCCTTGAGTAAAGCTCTCTTGTATGCCTTCGTATCTTTGGGCGCAGACGGCCTCATGGACGCTTAAACGCTTATCTGTTTCATTAGCTAATTCGTGTATCGTTTCCATGAGGCTGTTTCTTCTTACTCTGCTTTTACTGCAGCAGGTTGGTCTTTAAGTGCTTCTTTCAGCATCTTTAAAAACGCATCCTTACCCACCACCAGTTGATGAAGTTGAAATTGGGTTGAACCAATCTTTCGGTCTAAATCTACACAATGGTTAAATAGCGCAACTTGATTCTCTGTAAAGTCATTTGCATCGTATTCAACGTCATCTATCGTCACGATTTGGGGTTGTTTGTTTGCCATATCGTTTTTCCTTTCAATGTGCCGCCAAGGTCGGGTGGCGGCTTCCCGTTATGCTGTTGCGGGTGTCGCCCAAGGCAGGGGTAGCTGAATAGTTGCTGACATAATTAAACTCCTTGAACGGGTGGGTTAGGGTCATACGGGACGGGAGATGGTTGGCTCCAAGCGTATGTGGCGATGTTGAGGTAGTACGCCTCATCCAGCACTATAGATGCTTGCGGGTCGTTGGGTACTAGAGTTGTACGCCAGTAAGTTGACGAAATGACAACACCATCTTTGAGAACATCGGTAGTCTTGCGAACACCAATGCAACCATTAGGCTGAATGTCAAATTGAGAGATGTATGTGGTTTCTGTGAATATAGACATGATTGTTTCCTATGTTAAGCAACTCGATAATTTCCTGACATACCTTCAATGTTTCCTGAGGTATCCATTGGTATATTTGCATTACTACCACCACCTGTAGGTGCTTGTCGCAAATTGATAGATGTACTACCTTGGTCTTGTAATGCTGTTGGATAGTTTCCTGCTGTCAACGCAATGTTGTCAAAATAACAAATATAAGTAACAGGATTTGTTCCAGAATTATTAGCGGTAAATGGCAAACCAGTTACTTTCATATTTCCTGTGCCTGTATGTGCAGTCCATCGTAAAGTAAATTGAATAAAAACTCTGTCGCCTATTTTTGTGTACCAGCCAGTTTGATTTGTATATGTACCAGTTCCTGCTGCTGTAGTTCCCTCAAGGACGGGAGTAAAAGTCCCCTCCTCATAGTCATCTAGCGTGTTGGCGTTAGATGATGCTGATTGGGTTGCGGGGAAGGTGATGCCGTTAGATACTTGAAGAACACCACCGCCTGATACTGCACTCGTAGTCCCCACCAGCAAGTTACTGCTGGAGTCGATACGCATAGCCTCTGTACCGCCTTCAGAGAAAGCAATAGTGTCGGCAGCGGGGAAGAAGATACCCGTGTTTGCGTCTGTTCCTCTGATTGCAGGGGTTGCTGCTGTGCCATCCACATCGGATAGGCCGTCAGTACCGGAAAGAATTAAGCTCATTTTTATGTTCCTTATTCGTACAAAATGTTAACTGAGCCAGCATCGAAGGTGTCTGTGCCACCTATGGTTGTAAGACGTACCATATTCAATGTACCCGCTAAACTTACCGTTCCACCACCGAAACCCATGCGGACATTTGTTGTGTCGGTTACTTGCGCGGAACATATCCAAATGTTTCCCGAAATTAGTACAAACGTTGCCAAGCCTGAGTATGTTTGAGTGCCACCACCACCACCTGTTGTATTAAATGCAAACCCCGTCGTCAATGAATTGGCGATAGTAACATTGCTTGTTACAAATACGCCTGCTGAAGCTGCATATCCACTGGTTGTAGGTGAACCGCCAGTTCCAAGTTGAATTTGCATAACTTGCGTTCCGCTAACGCTTACACCGTTAAATACCATCGTTATGCGCTTCACCCATGATGGAATAGATGTAAAGTCAATGCTTGTTCCACTAGTAGATGCAACGGCAGTTCCTGACGTAATCGTGCCCCCCTGAATAGGATTTACAACAGTCAAAACTTGGCCTGTACTAATAGTCAGCGCAGTAGTAGGAGTAGAACCTGTTTTAAGCTCTAATATGCCTGACGTATCAGAAGAAATTGCAGTACCGCCATTGGTGGCGTTTCCTGCTGTGATGGTATTAGCCATTGTTTATTCTCCTTATTCGTACAAGATGTTGATTGAGCCAGCAGTAAATGTGTCCGTACCGTTTACTGTTGTAATGCGCACACGGTCAAGAGTGCCTGATAGCGCTTTTGAACCTGAGGTGCTCTGTGTAAATGGAGTGTTAGACAAACCACAAACACCATTCGCGGTCCATGTATTTGTTGAAACGTTAAACAAATCAAACACAATTTTTCCGTGAAGCACGTTTGAAGAACCTGCGGAGTTAATACCAAAACCCGTGGTGTAATTTGACGCCCCTGATGTTGCGCCCGTATAACTACCAGAACATAAATATCCAGTAGTTACTGCGCCGCCAGAAGTTCCAAGTTGAAACAAGACGTTGGAAGAACCGCTAATTTGCAGGCTTGTATACATCACAGTAATCCGCTTTACCCAAGAAGGAATACCTGTGAAGTCAATACTTGTTCCGCTTGTAGAGGCAACGGCAGTACCGCTAACAATTTTTGCTGTTGGCGTATAAGAAGAACCATCAGTAGAAAATGGAATTTGACCAGTTGCAGAAACGGCAGTAGAGCCAACAACAACAGTACCTGTTGAAGCGGGTAACGTAATAGTATTAGTACCAGCTACTGCGGGGGCGGCTAGTGTGATTGCGCCGCTTGTGTCGCCTGAAATTACAACTGAACTCATTGTGTATCCTTATAAAACAACCCAGCGGCTGCCGCTAGGTACTGTTACTGATTGACCGCTTGCAATAGTGATAGGGCCAGACGACATTGCGTTGGAACCCACCGGAATACTGTAGCTTGTTGAAACTGTTGCTGAGTTCACCACAATACCGTTACTGGCAACAACTTGAGATGCTTGTAGTTCACCAGTAGAGGGTTTGTACAGCAGCTTTGCATTCGATGTGTTAACAGAAGAAACAGTACCCGATGTCGTAGTAGCAAACAATGGGTAAAGATTACTTGCTGTAGATGTGTCATTGCTGACCGTGACGTTTGTGCCTGCGGTTGCCCATGTAAATGCAGAGCCGTTCCATGTCAAAGACGTAGAGGCAACTGTAGGAGCAGTGATGAAACTTGTAGCACCTGCGCCTGTTTGGTAGGGCAGTTGATTAGCTGCGCCGCCAGCCACGTTGGTAGCTGTAGTCGCCGAGGTTGCTGTAGCAGCGTTACCGCCGATAGACAGTCCAGATGCTGTTCCTGTTAAACCTGTGCCGGGGCCGGAAAATTGGGTATTAGCTGTAACTGTAGTGCCAGTAATCGCAGCGGCGACAGTTCCTCCGATAGCGGGAGGGCTTGCCAAATAAGTGCTGAAACCCGTGCCGGAAACGGTAGAAGAGGCCGACAGAGTTGTAAACGCACCAGTATTAGCAGTAGTAGCACCCACAGTACCGTTCAATGGGCCAGCAAAGCCTGTAGAAGTCAGCGTAGTACCGTCAAATGTCATGTTGGCAGAACCCGTAAGGACTTTACTACCATTCAAGTATTGAACTTGGTTGGCTGTGCCGCCCGACAAAGTTACAGCACCCGCAATGCTTGCAGTAGTACCCACAAACAGCGCCTTGGCTATACCTACGCCACCTGCAGTAATGATTGACCCTGTGCTTGTAGATGAACTATCTGTGGTTAGGCTTGACGTAACACCTTGTGCAAACGTAATCCTAGCGGTTGTGGTGGTCTGACCGTCTTTAGTGATAGCTGTGCTTAGACCCACGCCTAAATCGGCTGTAAGGGCGTTAAAAGCGGTTGCAGATATGACTGTGCCTGCAACTACAGGTTGCCCTGCTGAGTTGATGTTAAATGTACCGCTGCCGTTGTAACTCATGGTTGACCTTTTAATGCATTTGCCAATGCGTTGTACTTAGTCGATTCTTCAACTTGCTTAGTAATTTCCCGATTCTTAACAATGTCAGCCGCGCTTTTTGCCAAAGGCAAACGCAACGATGCAAGTTTATCCAAAGCACGCACGACCACGTTGCCTGAGTTTGAATAATTTACGGTTCCAGGCGGCTTGACCAAGGCATCTTGTACCGTGTCTCGCAAGTCGGTCAAAATTTCACGCCCTTTGCCACCAAACATATAGGCCAACTTGTCTTCACGGTCTAGGGTGTCAATTGCATTTTTGAGTTTTGCAAAAGATAGCTGACCGCTTGCGTTTTTGGTCAATTGGTCTTTTAGGTACTGAATGGTTTGCCCTTGAAGCTCTGCGTATGCTTGCTGACCCTCTGCCCCACCTTTTTTCAATAGTTTGGTTACGGTTCGCATTTCTTCTAAGCTGCCATCAAGCACCACATGGGAAAACACATCGTCCAAGGCAACCGCACGGTCTGCATAGCCGCCTCTAGTGCCTAGCAATTTAGCAACTCGGTAGGTGTCTTCAAATTCTTTTGCAAGCTCTTTACGCTGCGTCCTTGCGGCACGGTATAAATCGCCGCCTGCGCCTTCTGTAATGTCGTTGATTACGTTCTTGACGCGCCCCATGTAAACCGCTGATTGCTCCCCTGGCTTGGCTAGACTTCCTGCGGTTTGATATAGGTTTTCTATGTCATCAATGGTAATTTGACCGTTTGTGGCTTTCTTCAACGCATCTAGTTTTGCTTTTATGGTCTGAATTTGTGGCACAGAAATGCTTTCAGGTGCGTTTTCTACCAACCATTGATCTAGCTTGCCTGTATCAACAACTTGTTTGGTTTCGCCTGATTCACGCGCTGCGGTGTATGCGCTGTTGACCTTTTGCTTTTTGTTTTCAAATTGTTTTACCAATTGTGCGTCAACTAATGAGCCGACCTTTCTGTATGCGGTTGGGTCTGCGTATTCAGCCCCTGTTTCTTGGCTAAGTTGTTCAAACCTGTTAAGAATTGCAGATTTCTGTTTTTCTTTGAATTGCAACAGGCTCTTTGCCAACTCAGGGTTTTCTTTCACAACGTCTGATTCAAATTGCAAAATTGGGAAACTTTGCAATTGTTCGCCTTTGGTCAATGGAATGTTTTGCTCCAATGCCCTTTGTTGACGCATCAAGGATTCATCAGTAGAAGCCGCCCCCATGCCTGTCATTTGAGGTTGTTTAGGTTGCAACAACGCAGCCAATTTTTGTTGGGTGTTTGTTGCTGCAGGTGTAACAATGCTCTTGGCTTGGCTAACGGCGGCAGGAACCATAGCGTTTAATGTCGCGCCTGTAGCGCCCAAAGTGGGCGGTAAAGCAGACAGAACTTTAGAAATTTGCTGGACAATTTCAGGCCCTGTTTCTGTTCGGGGTTGATAGAATTGCCGCCCTACCGCTTGGGCAACTTCTTCACCTTTTTGCTGACCTTGTGGCGTTCCATAGCCGCCAAATGCTTCCCCATACATACGCGCCACAGGCGTAGCCACCATGCGCCCTAACTGACCCGCAAGAATTGCAGGCGTTTCGATAGCGCCCATAAGCCTATCTTGCAAACTTACAGGCTGCGGGGGCAAGGTGATGCTTTTTTCTGAGCCTGGGATTGCTGCGCTTGAAACACCTATTTTTGAGAAGAATTCACCTTTAGGAATGTCGCTGTAAAACTTTGAATGCAATGCATCTGCCAATGCCAAGTCAGGCATATCGTTGTATTGCGGGTTTTGACTACGAAAATCTGTTAGGTTTTTCATTTACGCAATCCAAATGGGTCATTACTGTCTGCGCCAACGTCACTTCGCATTTCTTGAATGCTTTTTGCGCCTGGCCCCGCCTGAACTTGCATGGCCTCAATAGCCAATTTTCTTGCATTAGCTTTTTGCTGTAAAACCTGTGGGCTGTCGTTTAATTGCGGGAAATATTTTCTGTCTTCTGTAGCAAATTCATCTTTGCCGATTGCTGCACCCGATTCTTTACGCAAAACAGCGGTAATAAAGTTCGTTTTAGCCTGATTTACTTGTTGTTGAGCAGGGCTTGTGCCGCCTAAAGCGCCAGGTAATATCTTGCCCAAGGCTTCGCCGACAAATGGTGCAGATTCAATATTTGCGCCTCTCAGAACACCTTGTTTTGCTAAATCTTCAATAATTGCATTAGATTCTTTCATCCTCATACCGAATGCAACTGCGTTTGACTGAGATTCGGTTAAAGGTTTGTCTTTAAACTTTTCTTTTTCTGCAGCTACTGCAATGTCTTGTTGCGCTTTAGGGGATAGCGCAGGTGGCGCGCCTAGTGGTGTGTATGCCGTTGTGGGCGCTGCTGTGGGTGCTGCCGTAGGCATTCCTGTAGGTGCTGCTGTAATCGGTGCTGGTCTAGGCGCTACTGCACCAACAGGTGCGCCTGCCGTAGGCACGCCCATGCCCGTATCAAAGAACAGTTGTTGTGCGCTGATGCCTAAACGCTTGGCATCGTTCTCTAATTGCGCTCTTTGATATGCAGACAATTGATTGAAGTTTCTGTCCGAGTCTTCACGCCGTTGTTTTATGGTGGCTTCCGTATCTTTTGTAATGGTGGTAAATTGATTTACTGGGTTTGCAGGCCCAACCACCTTACGTTCGCCATTTTTTCCATACAAAACCGAAACAAAACCAGTTGGGCTGTTAGGGTCTTTTTCGTATTGAGGCGTTGTGCCAAATTCGGATTTCTCAGGCGCACGGAAAATTTCTTGTTTTGTTCTAGGGTCAAAGAAAACGTCCCCTGCCGATGCTTTAATGGGCGCTTCAGGTTTAGCCAA